GGGTGGGCGTTCGCGGTTTGGTGAGCTTTTTCCACACACACCGCCCATCAATAGGGCGTGATGTTGGTCACACCCATCCCAGGGGCTGACACGTTGGCACGCGTCACGGCGTTCCATTTCTGTTGGACAGTCAAGGGCAGGTCGCGCCATGGAGGGCAGGGCTCTCCTGCGTAATTAAGCCCCCGCCTCTCAGTAGGGCCGCCGTTGTTGTAAGCGGCGTAGGCTGCAGCACCTGGACCGTTGGCAGGGTCGGCAAAGCAGCATTCAGGAGTGTGCCCGTCGCTGGTGAGTTCTGACTGCTCTTGTTCGTAGGTCATTCTGGCCATACCGGCCTCCCTGTTTCAGGTTGCCCCCCATCATGGCGTCAGCACGCATTGCTGAGACCTGCCATGTTGCAAGGTGCAATAGGGTAGCCGGTCACACCACGTAGCCGCAAGGGTGGGCGTTCGCGGTTTGGTGAGCTTTTTCCACGCACACCGCCCAAGCCGTGCTATGCTCTCCATGCCCTTCGGGGCACCGTTCTTTGTTGCCCCCGGTCCTCACGCAGTGGTGAGGGCCACCCCATCTGGCAGGATGGGGGCGTGGGGCGGCAAGGGCGTAAGACAACAAAGCTACAGGTGACCTATGAAGAACACGCCCGAAGTGCGCGTTTCCGACTCCGAGCGCTGGTGTGCAATCCCAGGTTTTGAGGGCGTTTACGAAGTTAGTGATCTTGGCCGGGTCAAATCACTGGCGCGCGTGGTGCCGTGTAAACGTCATGGAAGCAGACGGATAAGACAACGCATCCGAAAGCTGATCCTTTCAAGCAACGGCTACTGGAGTGTGGGGCTCCATGCCGGCGGTAGCGCGACTACGCACTCTGTCCACAGGTTGGTGCTTGAGGCATTCGTTGGGCCCTGTATAGATGGCAGTGAATGCCGCCACATAGACGGCAATAAAGGAAACAACCACCTCACAAACCTGTGCTGGGGGACTCCAACAGAGAACGAGAGGGACAAGATTGCCTGTGGGACCGTGGGCCGAGGTCAACGCAATAGCAACGCGCGCCTAACCGAGGACGAGGTTCGGGCGATTCGAAGAATGCGGAACGCCGGCCACACATACCGAGAGGTGGGTGAAGTGTTTGCAGTCGCTCCAACAACCATCAGCTCAATCGTCAATGGCACCAGTTGGGCGTGGTTGGATGCGGTGAACTCGTGACAGCCCTTTTCGTCAAGGTTGACCTTGAAGACGCCCTATGGGTGCTCGACAATATCCGCTACACCGAGCGTCCACCAGATGCCCGCTGCACCCTTGAACTGACCGCCGCCATGATGGACGGGCGCCTCCAGCGCTACACCCAAAGAGCATGGGCTGCGCGCTGGCATTGCAGCCGTGGGAAGGTCCGTAGCATCGCCGCGAAAGTGGCCGCCACGTGCTGGCCTGGACATCAATGGACCACCCAAGGACCACCCAAGGACCAGTGGGGAACCACTCTCGGCCTGTCATTTCAGCACCTTACCTCTCAGTCAGTGACCACCCAAGGACCACCCAAGGACCACCCAAGGACCTACACGTGCGCGCTTCCTTTAAAGAAAGAAAGACCTAAGAAGGAAGAAGAACAACAGTCGGCTAAGCCGTTGACTGCTAAGCAGCAGGAAGCGCTCCAAGGTCTCGACTGTCTCCGAACCCTCCGCACCGAACTCCATCAGAAAGCCATGGGCAAGGCCACCCGTGGCAAGTGGGTTGCCGGGAAGGCTTCCGAGAAGGCAACGCTGGCCAAGATCGCTCGCTTCCTGGGAGAAGTCCGGGAGGCTGACATTCACCCTAAGCCGTTGGCTGCACTCGAAGCTCTGGCCCGCTGGGCGTACCTCGCACCGGGTGCCGCGTGGCTACGCAATGGCTCCGACCCGTTGGGGCACGCCCTCGGTGGCAAGGCGAACGACCCGAGCAAGCGCATGGAGCGTGCTGTGGCTGCTTTGGACTGGGTAGATGGGGGACAAGCCGCCCGAAGCCCTCAAAAGCCAGCCAAGGGCAACGCAGGGGGCTTGAGCTTTAGGGAACGACTGACTCAACAACAACCAAACGAGCGGGTGTACGTGAACGCCCCGGAGATGACATGATCGATCAAGGCAACATCGCGGACCTCTTCGACCTCTTGGAAGCCATGGGTCTCCGAGTCCCCCTGCTGGTCAACCGGAACCCAGAGGCAGCCGCCAAGGCGTACCTGCTCGCACTGGACGGCGTGACCGTTGAGGACTTGGACGGCGCCGTTAAGGCGTTCTTGGACAGCGGCTCGGACTTCTGGCCAAGCGCCCCGAAGCTGCGCGCCTTGGTTCCACGGCTGGCCCTGATCGGGCAGGACCGCTCCCTTGAGGCGTGGGGGCTGCTGGTGCAGATGCTCGGCACCCCCGGCTCTGCCGCCCTCTCTCGCATCCAGGCGATGGGGCTGCCGTGGGTGAATGAGGATGGGGACATGGACCGGCGCATGAAGCATGCAGCGATGGCGTGTGGTGGTGTGCGGAAGCTGGGGCAGTCGCGGGAGTCGGAGATGATGGCGCACCGGGCGAACTTCCGGACGGCCTACCAGGCGGTGGCAGGCGAGGAGCGCATCACCCGGCAGCCCAAGGCGTTGCCAATGGGAGCTCGGCGCAACACGTTGATGTTCCCGGTGCAGGGGAGTGAGTCGTGAACCAGCGCGAGTACGAGCAGCGCGAAGCCGCCGAGCAGCGCCGTTGGGACGACTACCGCAACCACCCGGACCATATGTGGCTGCTGGAAAAGGCAGGAGTGCAAGGGGCGTCAGATCTTCAGGCGGCGCTTGATTCCAGTTTTGTGTTTCACGTTGATCCAGACGAGCCAGACAATCCATACATTGTAGGCGACCACGTTCTGCACACGTTTGCGTTTTGGGGTGAGCCTACTCCGACGGTGAAGCCATGATGTGCTGCTCTGAGGGCGTCCGCTACGTCGTGTACGTCCGCGACACCGCGCGCAACCTGCCAGCCAAGCAGGGCACCGCCACGACGATGGTGCTGGCGTGTGACTGCTCGAGCGGCGCCCACATCGCGCAGGCCATCTCCAGCGGTGGGCAGAACGCCGAAGCGAAGGGGCCCGCCACCAACGTGCGCCAGTTCGCCCGGTTCGCGCAGCAGCGGGGCATGGTGGAGGGTGTGCATTGGGCCATCGACCCCCGCCCCGGAGTGCAGCGGCTGATGCAGCTCGCCTTCCCGCACCATGGCAGCCCCAACACACCAAAGGCACCTGCAGCGCTGGAGGAGCTGGAGCGCATGGCAGGGCTTGGCCCACCTGAGCGGCCGGCCGAAGAGCAGTACGGGGTGCAGGAGAGGGGCGCGGAGCCACCTTCGGCGCCACCTTCGGCGCCACCACCGGCGCCGGTGGAGCGGTTCGACGCTGAGGATTGGGCCAATAACCACCCGTCGTGGATGGATGGGGATTACGCGTAGGGCTAAGAAAAGTAGGTGACACGCCGTTGGGGTTAGGCTATTGTCTATATCCACAAGGGAGAAGGGATGAACGACGAAGGAAAGGCGCTGGCTGAACGGCTGGTGGCGGTGGTGGGGTGGCGGAAGCTCACCGGGCTGGTGAGCACTGAAGGGTCGGTGTTTTTCTACGAGCGGACGGACCTGGAAGAGAACCCCGTGGGCATCTTCATCACAAAGGGATGCGGGAAGATCTACGCCCGGCTTGCAGACGGCGAGACCATCGACCCCGACCACCCTTCCAACGAGGGCCACCTGCGGCTCCTGGCTGAGGAGGTGTGTGGGGAGGTGTGGGCGCTCACCTCCCGCCAAGAGGGGCGATGGCTGGCTGAGGGGCCTTACTACTGGGGTAGGGGCCCCACCCCCGGTCAAGCCTACACAGCCGCCATCGTCGCGGCAAAGGAGCAGGGATGAAGGACGGGATAGAAGGTAGTGTGCCGGTTCAAGGGCGGGGCACGGTTGATGGGTTGTGTTGGTGCGTCCGGGCTCGGGGCGCCCGGTGGACCCTCAATGTCGGCCCACAACACCAATGGCCTCCTGAGGAGGCGTGGCGAGAGCCTTTAAAGGGCTATGTGGCCGACGCGGACGCGGTATTCTCCGCGCATGGCCGCTGGGGTGAGGACTACGAAGCGGGCTGGATGGATGACTGGGTGGCGACTGGGATTGTCTACGCGGCGCTGTGTACGTTCCGCAATGGATTTGACGGATGGGAAGCCCCCCACGATCTGGGGCGCGGCTTCCAGGGCTACGCCTTCAAAGGGAGCACCACATGAACCAGCCAAGAACACGCGGCTACCTGGTACGGCTCTACATGGCACGGGCCGGGCTGCGCTCGGTGGATGTGATGGCCAAGATCGATGTGTGCAAGGCCACGGTGGCCAACTGGCGGGCGGGACAATCTCCGGTGGTAGGTCGCCTGCAAGAGGTGGCAGACCTGTTGGGCATGAGTGACGCGGAGCTCGGGGAGTACGTGCGTGCTGGTGTTGAGAGTGGGAGGAAGGCATGACCGAAGAAATGCTGGAGTTGGGACGCCGTGCGGTGGCCTGCAAGGGCTGGCGGTGGATGCCGGGGATGCTGCCGATTAAGCAGCCCGGCCAGATCGGCGAGTGCCGGGTAACTGAGGCCGAATTGTGCTTCGGTAAGGCTCCGTGGAGTCCGCCCGACCTCACCGACCCGGCGACGCTGGGGTGCCTGCTGGCGCTGGTGCGGGAGGCTTGGCCAGAGAACGTCTACGTGATGCCTCATCCCAACTTTTGGGGTTGGCGTGTTGTTCGGGAGTCGGCGCTTGTCACAGGTGATCTTGAGGTATGCCACGCCAAAACCGAAGTCGGAGCACTTGTGGCCGCCTTGGAGGCCGCGCCATGAGTGAACGAGCAGAGGCGTTGAAGGCGCTGAGATTTCCGCTGTACCTGATTGGGTCGGCTGTCATGGTCAGCGGATTCCCCGACACCTTAGTGGGCTGCGGCGACAAGCCGGCGCAGGTCATCCAGGGCGAGCTGGTGCGCATTGACACGGAGGCCAAGGACTGGGCTCTGTTGCGGTGGGTAGACCCCGAGACAAGGGCTGTCTGCTACGCGGACTTCAACACGGTTGACTGCCACGGGGGTAAGCGATGAGCCACAAAGACATGGCCAAGGCGCTGGCGCTGCTGGTGCTGGAGAATGACGACCTGCGCGGTCGGAAGCGCAACAGGAAGCCGAGGCGGAGGTCTCTGACCTGCTGGCCAAGCTCAACACTGCGAAAGCGGACTACCAGCGGGTGCAGGCGGAGTTGGTTGAGGTGGACTTGGTGCTCGTCGACGTTGGGCTGGACACCTTCGCCAGCCGGCGTGAGGCGATCGAGGTCTCGGCGGCAACGGCGGAGCAACTGCAGGAGCGGGTGGAGACGCTGTTGGCGGAGGGTGACCGCACCAAGGCCAACCTGGCTGCAATGCAGCGGGACAGGGATGCGCTTGCGGCTGAGGTGCGGACGCTGCGGGTGGCTGTGGCGGAGAAGGTGCGCAACGCCCCAGAGCGGCCCGAGGTGGTGGGGAAGGTGGTCAGTGAGCACGGGCCTTGCGAGGACGGCGAGGAGCTGGTGCGGGACGTGGTGGCGCACACGGCGGGAAGTTGGCTGAGCAATGGGCGCCGCCTGTTCATTCTTGAGCGGCTGACGGCTGGCGAAGCCAAGTACGGGACGCCGCTGCGCGTGGGGTGGAGTCGCGCCCGTGAGGCGCTGGACGAGGAGATGGCGGATGCGATTGCCTACGCCATTGCGGCGGGGGACGACGCTGGAGCGAAGGCGCTCGCAGTTGCCTGGGAGCGGATGCCAAGCCTTGGGGGTGAGGAATGACCGCCCTGGACTCCATCGAGGTCACCGTGGACCACGGCGCCGAGGTGCTGACGCTGGACGTGGAGATCACGGCCTGGCCGACGCGGGCGACGTTGGAGCACCCCGGGGACCCTGCGGAGTGGCGGTGCGTCACCGAGGGGCTGGAGGAGGTGTGGCGAGACCCCTGGCTTACTAAGAAGCTGGAGGCAGCCATCAACGACCAAGTGCAGGAGCACTGCGCAGGGCAGGCCGCGCCGGAGGAGGAGCGATGAAGTACGCGATGGCGGCGATGATGCTGGCGGCAGCAAGTGCCGGAGAGGGAGTCACTGTGCATGGGCGCGTACTGCCCAGAGCGCGGCGGCGCCCAACCAAGGCGCTTGGCCCGCGCAAGGTGGCTTGCAAGCGGTGTGGTGCTGCTGTGGGGGAGTCCTGCGACCCGAGGACGCTGGGGCGGTACCACTACCACCGGGTGAGGGTGGACGATGCGGAGGCCAGGAGGCAGCCATGAGCCTCGGGCTGGCTTGCCCTGTGTGCAAGGCTGGAGGCCAGCGGTGGACCACCCGGTCCACCCGCACCACGCCGGGAATAACCACCAATCGGTGGACCATCATGGACCACCCGGTCCAATAATCGGACCACCCAAGGACAATCGCGTGCTATGTCTGGAATATGGCTACCGGCACGTACTCCCCAATACAACTCAAGCAGGCGGTAAACGCCGTCATCAATGACGGCATGAGCCGCCGAGCTGCGGCTGAGAAGTTCAACGTCAGCCGCAGCACGCTCAAGCGCGCCATCGAGAATGGCCGGATCTGCAAGGTGCCGCTCGACACTGCCAACCGTGCCCAGCAAGCGGTAGCAGCAAGGGCGGTGCAGCCTACCGACGAGGCTACCTCGCTGTTCGCCGACATTGCGCACCGGGTGACGGGGCTCCAGATCAAGGCGTTGATCGCGCTAGAGGGTGCGCTCAGTGCGGAGAAGTTCGCCGGGACGGATGCCGACGGCGCAGCGCTATGGATGGACGACCACCCCACCAGACTGAAGGCGGCAGCGGAGATCCTGGACCGAGGGGGGATGCTGCCAAAGCTCAAGACCATCCGAACGGAGCTAAACGACCTGCCAACGCTGAACGAGTCTCCGGAGACAATCCGAGCGGCCATCGAGAAGAAGCAGGCGATGCTCGCGGACATGGGCGAGGAATGACGCAACTCTCCATGATCGCGCAGTGGATGACGCCGCCCAAGTTCGACCCTGCGGACATGGTGGCGGTCATCGGCGTGATGGGGGAGCCTGCGGCAGTGGTCATGCTGTGCGGGGAAGATCGGAAGAGCACAGGGCTGAACTCCAGTCACCGTCAACAAGCTCGTAT